AGATTAAATTATCGTCAGTATTTCTTTCTAAACGAATTGATTGTGGTAAGCTTGCGATAGTTTCACCTGTTAGAAAACTTCCTGATGGATTTTTAATAACTACTGAAAGAGGTACAAAAAAATAAGGAGGGTTTATGTAATCAAATCCACTCTCAGAAGTCACAATGTTTGTGATTCTACCAATACTGTTTGATGCTGCTAATATTTTACCATTTGCTCTTCCAGATCCAGTTGGTAAAGAACAAATAGGAAGTTTGCTGTAGAAAGCACCACCCGAAAGTAAAGTTGCTCTCTTAATTGCACCCGAATTTGAAGACTCAATATCAATATCTCCTAATTCTTCTGAAAGTAATTTTCCTGAATCATCTTCTAACAAATCCAGTTGCAGTTAATGTTGGTGATAATTCTGGTCCACCAGTTCCTGTATTATTAAAACTAATTACATCACCTATTTGATAACCAGTACCACCTGCTGCTACAATTAATTCAGAAACAGATCCAGGAGAAACTGCTCCTACTTCTGAACGAGCAAGAACTCCTGTTGGTGAAGAAAAATAAACTATGTCTCCAATATTACTATAAGTTCCACCTTGATTATTGATAATTGAAAATTCTTGAATGATTGGTAATACAGTACAAACTATTGAAGTGTTATCAACAAAAGATGTTCCAGTAATAGTGTATGTTTGAATATCATTTGTTTGCTTAAATGTTCCTATGATACTATCTTTACTTAATGTTAATTCAGCTATGTCTTGTGATAGATAACGAAAAAGAATTACATTTTCTACTCGAGCTGTTGCTCTTTCTATATCGCCATTTGGGAATATTCTTGTTTGAGTAATTAATTGTCCTAATAAATTACGAGCATCACCTGTAGTAGAAATAACACGAATTAATTGTCTTTCACTCCATTTACCATCTGATACACGAAGCATGTCAACTTTAGGAAAATACACTTCAGCATCTTCATTAAATAATATACGAAAAAGAAATTTATATGAAGCTTCTGTTCCTTTTGAAGAGTATAAATCTTTAATGTGTTTTGCTAAGAATCTTTTATCTGATATAACTTCTCTTGGAATACTCTGCATCACTTCTCTTGAAAAATATTCAACAAACATATTGACTGTGTTATCAATATCTCTTATATCTTCTAAATGTTGTTGTGGGTAAAAATTTTCAAGCCATTCGTAGTATGCTTTTAGAAAGTCAATAAACTTTTGATTATCATCCCTTACAAATTCAGGGACTTGTTTATTAACTACTATTGATGCTGTTGCTTTTACTGAAGCTGGCATAGTTTTTATCTACTGTTTGTGAATATAAAATCTTTTCCTGATACACTTTCACCAGAAGCAATTTTATCAGATATAATATTTACTTCTATATCTTGTTCTCTTATAAATGCTAATTGATTTCTAACAGATATTACGTCATAAGAAGCAGGCTCTATTCTAAAAGTTATTTTACCATTAGTGTCACCTTGTGTTATATTGATGCTATCAATTGATATTTTACCAGTTGCATAATTTACTGTACCAATATATGATGGTGTGTAAATTTTAACGTTTGCAGCAGTAAGATAAAATAATCTTAAATTACCGATTGCATTGTCTTCGATATAATATGTATCTGTGCTTCCTGCTATTTTAAATCCTGATGTTGATAAAGAAATAGAAGCATTTTGTGTTGAAGTTGGTCTATAAATTGGATTATTTAATGAGAATGTATATTTTGTATTCGTATTAAATTGTGGTGTTAAAAGATACTTTAATTGAATCTTAGTAATGTTTGATACAATACTACTTTCGCTAGTGTCAATTAAAGTCGATAATGCTGATTCGCGAAATACAGCATCAAATTTATTTAAATTACCTGTGTTATAATTTTTAATTATATCAAACACAATGCTCTTTATAGTGTCAGCACTACGAGTTGTTAATTTAGGATTATAATATACATTTGTATTTACTGATATGTATAATATGTCAGGATCTACTATTTCAGGAATAATACTCACCAAACTCTTTCCTTTTATAATATCTTTAATTATAATTTGTTTTGTACTTAATGTAAGAGTATCTCCTGTTTTTGGTTTGATACAAATGTATGCTTTTCCATAAATTGGTGGATCATTTTCTTCACCACCCCAAACAGAAATAGCATCTACGTTATTATAAAATTTAGGAATAAGTGTTTTATAATCTTCTGCAGTCACAGCACGATTTTGAGATGTAAAAGATTTAGGAGCATTATATTTTATACTGTCTATTGATTCAGGTATAGAACCACCTGCTGCAATCGATTTAGTCACAATTGATACGTTAGCTGTATTTGTGAATGCATTTCCTGTATATGTGAAAGTAGATGTGCCATTTGGTTCTGATTCACTGCATACAAAATAATCTATAAGAATATTTGCACCATTTGCTGGAGCAAATCCTAATAAACCATCACCAAAAGAAATAACATAATTACCATCATCGTTTTCTTTTAAAAAATAAACACGTGATGATGGAGTTAATGTAGCAAAATTATCAGCAAGAGCATATACTGTGTTTGCTGCTGAGCCTGCTACCTCTTGAACATTCACTTTAATTGTTGAAGAATCTAATTTAAGGTTTGGAATTGTATAAGTTCCATTCGTCACCATTGAATATGTTTTTTGTAATAGTCTTCCTTCAATTATAGGAATATTTAAAAATGAATATGTATTTGTGACTGAACGAGAAACAGTGAATGCACTATCAGTTGAGAAATTAAAATTACTTCCACTAAAATTTGAACTAAATGAAGTTCCTGCTGGTATAGTAAGTGTGGTTGGATTTCCTGATACATTAGATATAATTACATCAATAAGTGCTCTTGATGCAATACTTGATGATGGAGTATATCCTAATGATTTAGCAAGACTTACAACTGATGAACGTTTTACAGCACTATCTAAAAACATTTCATTAACACTTAAATTATAATACAAAGCATTATAATGTGTGTTATAAGCAAGTACATCTAATAGAATCGAAAGACCAGATCCTTCAAAATTGTAATCGCTAAATGCATTTTGTGCTTTTAAATATGTCTTTATATTCTTTTTTATTTCATCGAAATCTAATTCAGTGACTTTAATGTTTCTACTTGTTTCTGACATTATCGTGTTCTTTCAAGTGTTAAAGTTAATTCTATTGGTGTAGCTGTATTAATAATTTTAAATACAATACGAATATCTACGTAATTCTCATCAGGTCGAACATTAACAAAAACATCAACTAGTTGTACTCTTGGTTCGTAATTTCTTATTACATCTACTATACTTCTTTTAATAATTGAAACAGACATTTCAGTGACTGGCTCAAATAATAAACCACGAACTTGGCTACCAATTTCACTATGGAATGGTCTTTCAAAATTTTTAGTAAGTATTAAATTTCGAACACTTTGTTTAATCGCTTGTTCATCATATTTTATAGCTACATCTTTATTAACTGGATGTGCTGTAAAATTAAGATCTAAATCTGTAAATGTTCTTGTATTTGTAGGCATATTGTATTTAGTTATCCTATATTAACTTTTGGTGAACAAAGTGGTCCGACAGAATCACCACAGGCTATTGGGTCTCCTAATCTAACTGCCATTTTTCCTTCTATAAAGACTTTTTTTGATCCTAATACCACTCTTCTACTTGATCCAGCATGTGTTATTAAACCACATGTATGTGATATATAAATTGTATTAAGTGTTAAAGGAATAGCTAATCCTTGTATAGTTGTTTTTAAAGCAAATGGTCCCGCAGGTAATCTTGCTGGAAAACAACCATGACCAGAAGAAAGAGTTAAAATTGTTGCAGCTAATGGCATATTTATTTAACCTCTGGTATTAAAGATAAACCATCTGATACTTTTAGATGGTCTCTCATAGTAAATGTTTCGAATCTATTTCCTGTATATTTCCATGAACAATGCAACCAAACTGATTTTTTACCTGCATACGATAATACTATACGATCAAATCCATAAGGTAAAGATAAAGCTAAATCTATTGCTGCTTGATAATGTTGAGCACGATTCCAGCTTGAGAATATAATATCAACAGCTTCACCTGTATAGTGTTGAGATGTTTCAGGAGATCCTGCTTGAATTTGATTGTTTCTATATCCATTTACAATTAAAACGTTTTTGAATAAATCTTTCATTGGTTCAATAAGGTATGTTGCCATTCCTTTTAAATTACAAACTATTTGTTTTGGATCTACTCCCATTTGTGATATAATAGGAATACCACCATTTCGATTTAATGCTCCTAATTGAATACGAGCAGATAATTGTAAGCTTGGTTCATAGCTAGATAACCCATAAATGTATTCACATTTTTGCTCTGCTGTTTCAATTTCTGATTTAACTGTTGGTACAGTTTTAACAGAAACATTACCTAAATCTAAATTCTTACGAATATATAAACCACGTTGTATTTGACGTTCACGATGAGTTTGAGCATCTCCTTCATCAGGAACTTCATAAACAAAATACTCTCTTGCTGAACGTGAATTAATTTGTAATTCAGGAATAACTGGCATTTGTGTATCAATAATTTCATTTGTAGTGATTGCTAATCCTGATGGAGTAAATCCATTAGCTATTTCTACTTTACTACCATCTAATTCTAAAACTTGTGCTGCACCTAATGTAGCCATTCCTTTTGACTCCATACGTATTTGTCCAGCAACTAATCTAAATTCACCACCAACATTTAAATTCATATCACCAGCAACTGTGACTTTACAATCATTGTTGATTACAACTTCTCCTGGACCATCTATTCTTATTTTTGCTCCAGCTTTAAGCACTGCATTTAATTCACCATAAACTGTTAAATTTTTTGTACCACCAACTAATTCATAAGTATTTCTTTCACTTAATTGATAACGATCTCCTACTACACGATCAGTTAATGTACCATTGTGATCCCATTCCATCCAACTTCCACGTTTATGAAATATATTAATTCTTTCAGCATTTGGTGTGTCATCTAATTCAAATACATGTCCTCTTTCAGTTTCAACAACTTTATTAAATGGATATTCTGCATTATAAGGTATTTCAGATTGATCCCAAGTATCATAATTAAATCTTTCAATACCTAATGCTCTTGCTGATTCTTTTACATATACTGAAGTTTTGTCTATATTTTCATGTCTTGCTAATCTAGATGTGTCTGGTTCATTTACATATTCTAAGTATCCTGAAGCGACACCAAAAGATCCTGATGCTGGGTTTGAAACCAAACCAGCATTTCCAAACTCACCATTATCAGAAATTGGTTTTACATATGCAGTGTTTTCATCAAATAATGTTCCACCTAAATTTGGATAACCAACAGAAGTAAATTTACTTGCTGCAGCTGATCGTCTTGCTTTTTTAGTTGATGATTTACCACCGAATAGTTTTCCTCCTGATCCACCCAATTTAAAACCACCAAACCCACCAAGTAAATTTGTCACATTACCTGACGTTATATTTGATATAGCAGAAGAAATATTTCCACTTACACCACCTAATACATTTGTGACTGTAGCACCAATGTCTGTCGTGTTTAAAACATTCGATATATTTGAAATACCAGTTGAACTATTTAAAATGTTTCCAATACCTGAATCTGATAATACATTTGATACACCTGATAAAGTGCCACCTGCTATGTTAGTTAAATTTGAAGTTATAGATTCAGCAGTTCCTCCTAAGTTGTTTAAAAGATTTCCTGATATATTTTGAACTGTACCTGTAATCGTTCCAGTTAAATCCGTTCCTGATGTTAAATTAGAAAATAATTCTTTTCCTGTTGTAATAGAACTATCTAAAGATGCTGATGTGACACCACCTAATAAGTTATCAAAACTCTTTTCATTTGCTATTCCTTGAATAGCACCTGCTGCTCCTTGATAATCTAATGAATTAATTAATTTCGGGATTGATGAATTAGAGAAATTTTCTACACCGATATCTGATGCTACACTTAATAATGAATCAAACATTTCTTGATTGACTGGTGCTCTTACAACACTTGTAAGTTTGTCAGCAACATCTGTTTGTAAATAGTTTTTAAATTCTGTTTCAGCAGTTGCTTTATCTATACTTCCTGGATAAGAAGCTGTGACTGGTTTTCCTTGATATGTATCTTGTCCATATCCAATTACAGTTTTAATTACTTTACCAGATGAGTCTGTAATCGGAACAGCAACATCAGTGAATGAAGTATTTTTTATAATATCTTTTACACTATCATTTGATACAGTGAAAGTAGAAAGAGGTCTTGCTTTTTCTATCTCTAAATCACCTTTTAATAAAGCTTTAGAATCTTCAGATACTTGTGCTGACGTTTCAACATCACCACCACTTCTTATAGCAGCAGCATTAATGATATTTACATTTGAATCTATTTGTCCTGAAACAAGTTTTGAAACACCATCAGAACCAATCTTTACTGCTGTGTTTATATTTCCTTTTCTATCAGATGGTTTAAGAACTAAAGAATTATTTTGATTTTGTGGAACACCTGCAAGTGTACCAAGTATCACTGGTGTTTGATCGTCTTTATCAGTAAATGTAATAAGAACTATACTTCCTAAAACTATTCCTGTTGGTGATACACCAATACCAGCACTTGCTGCTGAATTCACTGGCGATATAGGCATAGCCCATGGTAAATCTATTGTAGGAAGTACAGCAGGGTTTTCATCATGAACACCCATTACTCTCACTTGACATCTACCAAGTTTTAAAGGATCGTTTCTGTTTTCAACTTTACCAATAAATATTTTCATTATGCTAATTCTCCAATACCTTGTGATAAACTATCTTTAATTAATTCTAAAGTACAAGTATGTTTATTTCCAGCTACAATGTGTTTAACTGCTGATATTAAATATTTACCAGTGTATGTTGGATCTACTAAATCATTTGACTTATCATTAACAGTTTCTATTCTAAATGTTTTTAATGAAATAACTTTACCAACTGTGTAATCTGTTCTTCCGAGAGTTTCAACTCTTAATTTAAACCCTTGTGTATTTGCTAGTGCTGATAATCTGAAAAGAAATTTATCACTATTTGATACGTCATCGAAACCATTATGCATAGCTGTATGTTTTATTTTATTATATACTAGACTATCTGGAGCAGAAACAACTTCTGTACTATTTAATGGAAATTTATTTAAGTGTGGTATTTTATTAAATTCTTC